TTGGAGGAAAGCAGTCATACGGAGGAACAGTTAACGACAGTAAACCTGAGGAAGAATACAAAACGTTTCTGAAACAAAGTATGGAATCAGCACTTGCTGTAACAAAAGACGATGCGCATGTATTCTATTGGTCTGATCAAATATACATTTGGATGATTCAAGTCTTATACAGAGAACTTGGCATCAACAACAAGCGAGTATGTCTATGGCTCAAGAACGGACAAAATCCAACACCTGGCGTTGCGTTCAACAAATGCTACGAACCTTGTACGTATGGTGTTCGTGGAAAGCCTAGCTTAAACAAAGGAGTGAACGATTTGAACGAAGTCATGAATGACGATATGACAACAGGAAATCAACTAATGGAAGATGCTAACAATCATCTAACAGTTTGGGCAGAAAAACGGCTTTCAAGTAGTGCATACGAACACAGCACCATGAAGCCACCTGAGGTATATGAAAAAGCAATTAGACGATGTACCAAAATGGGTGAAATCATTCTCGATAGTTTCTCTGGTTCAGGAAGCACCATTATGGCAGGTGAAAAACTTAAGCGACGAGTATTCGCCGTTGAGATAGAACCAGTGTTCTGTGACCTTGCTATCAAACGATATGAAGCACTCACAGGAAAGAAAGCTAATATTATTCGAAACAATGAAGCGTCGTAGGAAAGAAATTCCTTTTCTAGAGCAAATTGAGAAAGTGCCCAATGTATCACTCGCTTGCCAAATGGTTGGCATTGCAAGAAACACTATATACAGATGGTGCAATGAAGATGAAGCTTTCAAAGAACGATTTGATGAAGCAATGAGCAAAGGAAGTGATTCTATTGCTGATCTTGCTGAAGGAAAATTGATTGAAAAAATCAAAGGTGGCAACATGCCAGCAATTAAGTACTGGCTTGATAACAACAATAAGAGGTATATCAAGCCACGACAGAAAGAACCTCAATCAACATTCACTCCTGTAACGCACATTGTTATTAGCGATGCTGATAAACGAACAATTACAACAGAAACGGAAGAAGAAAAGGAAGATTAATTTAGTAACTCGTCTAACTTAATAGCAACAGTTTCCCAGTCATTATTTGAACGACCTTGTGATACAGGATGCGGAACCACGGCAAGTAATGTGTCGTGGTTTTTTGCTGTTTGTAAGAGAATAGGAATTTGTTCTATGTATTCACTGTCTGCAATATTCTTCCAGTCTTCCATATATGTTTTTGAATAGAAGAGTACGAGTTTTGGTTTGTGTTCCTGTATGAGTTCTTTGAGAGCCTGCACACGAAGTGGTTTATACATCTCAAGATATGATTTTCTTGATTCTAATCCTTCAATACTAGTTTCTTTGTATAACCAATCTTCCTTAGCGACTGATTTTGATGGAAGTGGCATAAGTTCAAGTACTGCGTTGTCACTATTTTTTCTTCCAAAATAATTTATTTGAAATGCTTTGATTTGGTCTAAAGTCGGAACCATTTTATTTTGCAAATAGAGTTGAATAAATATGAGTGGTCGATATGTCTTATTCGAACCAGCACCTTCTTCAAACATTTTCACAGAACCTGCATCAATTTTTAAATCTTCGTATACATCTGCAATTTGTTTTCCTTCTGTTGCTTTAATGCGTTTATATAAATCTTCTGTTTTTTCATTGAATCCTTCTTCCATTCCTACGAACCAAATATCACTTTCAAGATTTCCATATCCCCAAAAGTTTTTGATTCGCTCTTTAATTAATACTTTAAAATCTTCTCTGTTAAGAGATTGTTGTTCGTTCATATGTATCTACTAGGATTTGTTAAGAGTGAGAGCTTTTTGAATATCAAAAGGCTCCCAGCCATTGTGGTAACCGAAGCTACCTATATCTGTTTCCAGACACAACCTAGTAGAGTGACTTTGACTGGGAGTCTTTTAATCTCTACTAGGAGTTTTATTATTCCAACCATGCCTCAACTGAGGGTTAGGTCTTTATTGTGAATTAATAATATCTTTCTTTACTATCTATCGCAATCGTATCGCTGATAGCTTGTTTTGCTAAGGCTTAAGTGTTGGCAACATGTAGGCAACATCGCTTAGCAAAACTAATGGTTCTGTCATTAATTAATGTATGGAAGTACTAGAAAAAGAATTGAAGTTTTGCCTATATGCGAGAAAATCAACTGAAGGAGATGAGAAACAAGCACTATCAATAGACTCGCAAATAAGAGAGATGACCCAAATAGCAGAACGAGAGTCTTTAAATATTACAGAAATAAGGAAAGAATCTCACTCAGCAAAAGAGTCAGGAACAAGACCTGTGTTTGAAGAAATTTTAAAAGATATTGATACGGGATTGTTTAATGCAGTTATAACTTGGGCACCTGACAGACTTTCAAGAAACGCAGGTGATTTAGGGAAAATGGTTGATCTTATAGACCAGAAGAAACTTGTTCAGATAAAAACCTTTGGTCAGAATTTTACAGATTCTCCAAGTGATAAATTTCTTTTAATGATTCTGTGTTCTCAAGCAAAATTAGAGAATGATAATAAGAGTATCAATGTGAAGCGTGGACTGCGAACAAGATGTGAAATGGGATTATGGCCTGCTCAACCTCCAACTGGATATAGAAAAAAGAATGACAGAAATGCAAAGTGTGAAGTTGAACTCGACCCTGAACGTGCAGATATTATTAAACAGATATTTGAAAAGATTGCATATGAAAAATGGAGTGGTCGCAAAGTACAAAACTGGCTTCAATATGACTTAGATTTTAAAACTAAAAATGGTAACCACTTAAGTGCAGGAAATATATTTAAAATATTAAACAACACATTCTATTATGGAAAGTTTGAATTCCCACAAGGAACTGGTATTTGGTATGACGGAGTACACATTCCAATTATCACTAAAGAATTATTTGATTTAGCGAGGTCATCAATAAAAAGTCAGGTAATAAAGTCACACGGAAAAGAGTTTGCATTCACTCGAATGATCAAATGTGGATTATGCGGATCAGGAATCACTGCCGACGAAAAGTTCAAGAAACTCAAAGCAGGAGGAGTAAATCGATATGTCTACTACATGTGCTGTAAATCGAAAGATAGACACTGCAAAAATCCAGCACTTAACGAAACTGACTTAATAAAAGAGTTTCAAAAACTAGCTAATACTTTAAACATGAATGAAGTGCAACTTACAGAAAAATTGAATCTTGAGATAAAGAAATTTAAAAAGATGCAACAGATGTTTTTAGGAAAGAAAACCTCAGAGAAGATAGTTAGTATTAATTTACAAGATTACCTAAAGTTTATAATGAAAGAAGGATCTATCTTAGAAAAGAGAGGAATACTTGAATGTTTGAATAATGAAATTTTTATGAAGAATAAGTCAATTTTTGTTAAATAAATATGTTGAATATTAAATACAAAAACAATAAAGTAACTAATAGAGATTTTTTAATTACTCCTGATTTCTCACCTTAGTAAATTCGTTGAGTTTATCAGGATGTTCTTTTAAAAGATAACGTTGAATAACTAAATTCATATAAGAATTCTTAAGTCTAAAAGCTCTAACTTCTGCAGGTTTGTCACTAAAAGGTTGTGGTGTTTTAGACTTACCGCAAGAAGGGTCTTTGAACTTACCATTGTGTTTTGGACAGAGAGTTAAGTATTTATGTTGATGTTGATGTATCTCATGTGCTTCGCCATTCTTTATGGATTGAATAATCTTCATGTAGTCATCATTTAGTTCATCAAGAATATCGTCGGTCATTTCCCAAATAAAAACATATTTTATTAAGTATTGTGACCTTGGAACTTCTTTGTCGTGAACGTACCAAACAAAAAGAATTTTTTGATTCTTCTTGTATAACGATGATTCTCTGATGTGGTTATTCTTGTGTTCTACTGAGTAATTAATAATATTTAAAGACAACGGTTCTTTTACTGTAAATCTTCCATTCTTCATTAATCTGATTGGACTAGTCTTTATTTCGACACCTAAATGTTCTATGTCAGCTCCAGCAATACTGTTTTTAGGAATATTGAAATACCCATCTTCGATTAAATATCCCACTCCTGCTTTACTCAAAACACGACTTTCTTCATCCGAGTCAATGATTGAAGACATTATTTCTTCTAATGTCTTTCCTTCTAAATCTCTTTTAGCGATTTCTTCCAAGTCTTGAACTGTCTTTATATCTAGAATATTGAGTTTTGTCATATATAACCAAGAATACTAAATATATTGATCTTACTCAAATGATGTGTTGAAACTACTTAATTGCTTGATCAATTTTTATTCAAATGTTAAACTAATGAAACCTATGAAAAAAACTAATGAAAAAATAAGAGTGGTAGAATTATTTGCTGGTGTAGGTGGTTTTCGTCTTGGACTTGAGGGGCAAAAAGGAAACAAAAAAACTCATCATAAAAATTACGAAACAGTTTGGTTTAATCAATGGGAACCTTCTACCAAAAGACAATACGCTCACGAAACGTATGTAAAAAATTTTGGTGATATAGATGAGTACACAAATATTGATGTAGCTAAAGTTGCACAAAATGTACCTGACCATGACTTATTAGTAGGAGGGTTTCCTTGTCAGGATTACTCAGTAGCAAGGAATCTATCATCATCTGCTGGACTCGAAGGAAAGAAAGGTGTTCTGTGGTGGTCAATTTATAATATTCTGAACGAGAAAGGCAAAAAAGCACCTAATTACTTAATGCTTGAAAATGTTGATAGATTACTTGTGTCGCCAGCATCAAGAAGGGGTCGTGATTTTGCAATCATATTGTCATCTCTAAATAAACTTGGATACATGGTTGAGTGGCGAATCATTAACGCTGCAGAATATGGTTTTCCTCAAAGACGTAAAAGAATTTTTATACTTGGCTATAAAAAAGGTTCGAATATAGAGAAGAAGTTTAAAAAAGAAAAAGATGTTGAGAAGTGGATTTCAAAAGATGGGCTAACTCAAAAAGCTTTTCCTGCAAATATTGTAAATGGGTTTAATTATTTCGAGCTAGATTCTGACCCAGTTAAAGTATCTGACTCATTCAACTTAGAAAACCCAAAGGTGTCGCCATTTCAAAACAGTGGAGTAATGTTTGATGGGAAAGTATATACAACTCGAACCAAAGAAAACTACAATGGAAATTTCACAACCCTGAGTGACATTCTGATTTCAGATGAAGAAGTTCCTGAAGAATATTTTATTAATAAAGATGATTTAAAAAAGTGGACTTATCTTAAGGGAGCAAAAAATGAGCCAAGAAAAGCGGCTAGTGGTTTTGAGTTTACATATAAGGAAGGTTCAATGACTTTTCCAGACGCCTTAGACAGAGCTTCGAGAACAATCATTACAGGAGAAGGTGGACCAACACCATCTAGATTCAAACATGTAATTGAAACAAAAAAAGGACTAAGAAGACTTGTACCAATTGAACTAGAAAGGTTGTGTATGTTTCCTGATTATCATACGGGCGGAAATACTGATTCAAAAAGAGCCTTCTTTATGGGTAATGCTTTGGTTGTAGGGGTTATAGATAAGTTAGGTAAAGTTCTGGCTGATTTGCATTTTAAGTCTTAGTTCCTTCTTTATATTTTTCTAAAAGATATTTTATAATATCAGCTTCATCACTGTCGTTAATTCTAGTAAATAGAGGTATTTCTTCATCTATAATTTTTTTCATTCTTTCTACTTTTAAATCAAGTTTTTCATTAATGGGGAGATCTATGGAGTTTTCTGATATTAAGTAGTAGTAATTAGTGATTACATCATCCCCCAATCCAACACGATGTATTCTATCTTTAGATTGTAAAAAATTAGAGGCGTTAAAATCTCTTTCCATGTAGATAGCATTATGACAACCATTGTGTAAGGAAATTGATTCAGATACGGAAAATGGGTTTGCAATAACAACGTCAAAATCATTGTTATCAGGATTATTGAATTTACTGATAACATCCTCTCTTTCGTCTTGTGGTATCCTACCAATTAGCAATCTAGATTTTATTCCAATTTGATTTAAATATTCTTGTAAATCATCGGCATTTTTTATAAAAATTGTCCAAATTATGACTTTTCCATTATGAGGCTTAATGTAGTTTTCATAAATTTCTTTTATTTTTATAAATTTATTTGGTGTAGAAAACTTTTCATAGTTAATTATTTGACTCAAAACATCAGAATCATCAAAATTTATGTCATTAGACGATGACAATATATCCAAATCACCTTCCCACTCAAATGATTCCATTGAGTTTTTAAGTGTTTTTAATAATAAAGATGGATTAGTCGCGGCCTGTCTTAACCTAATTAATCTTGCTTTATTTAAAATATCCTTTGCTGTCGCTGATGGATTAGACTTAAATGAAATAGTGTATTTCTCTTCTATAAAATCATAAATACTTCTTTGCCTTTGATCCATTTCTACATTAATTGTATTATCTATAATTTCTGGCAATTTTAAATCTGATTTTTTAATTCTTATAAAATATGGTTTTATATTGTTTATAAAGGCAACAACCCTAGAATCATCTGTACTAACATTACTTTTTGTTAGTTCTTTTAATTGTTCGTAATGTATATTTAATATATCTTTATATTTGAATGGATATAAAAATCTGAAGAGATTGAACAGGTCTTCATATCCATTAGGAACTGGTGTCCCAGTTAACACAACTCTTGATTTTGCTTCTTTAGAAATCTCTACAGCACTTTGCCCCCAAACACCTTCTGCATTTTTTATTCTATGGGCTTCATCAACTACTACCATTGTTTTATTTCTCTTTAAGAAATCTATAATTTCTTTTTCTAGGCTTGCTATCCCAGCATGTGAAATTAGGGTTAATTCTCTTGGATTATCTGAATATAAATGTTGTTCTTTTTTATCACGTAAAACACGATTATCGCCAGATAGTCTTTGACTTTTGACAGGATTATCAAAACATTTTTTGTATTCATCTTCCCACGGAGCAAATGATGACAGTGGTCCAATTACTAATAATTTATCAATGTGTCTACTGTCTGATTCTGGTAAATTCTTTAAATAAGTATATGCACCGTACACTATCGATGTCTTGCCCGCTCCAGGGACGGCAAAATTACATGAGTGTTGTGAAAAAGCCATATGATACGAAGAAAGCATTTGTAATTCATAAAGTGTTCGGCTCATATTGTCCTGCAGTACATTTTTAAATTTTTTAAATTCAGAAACCAAATCAGGATTTTCAGAAAATTCATTATTTCTAATTTTTCTAGCCTTCTCAGAAAATACATCAAAATTTATATTTTCTTCATTATATGCTGATATTTCTTTTTTTACAGAATCATGTAAATCTTCTGTGAGGTTAAATTTATTTAACAATTCCTGTATTTCTTGAAGAGTTTCTATTTTTTTATTAAAATCAAAAGGTATCTTTAATGATAGACCGTCCACACTAAAATCTAATCTTTTAAAAGCTAGGGTTATTCTTTTATTATTCAAAATACAATCAATATCTCCACCCAGAATATAATTATTATCAATAATATCGATTGATATTTTATTTTCCATCTTTTTTAATTATTTTTTCTATCTGATATGCCTCTCTTTCAATCTCTTTTACAATATTAAGTAAAACCTTTTTATTTGAATTATCATTCAGGTTAAATAATTGGAGAAGCCTTAGTACATTTTCTAATAATAAATTTGGTGAGTCTTTAGATAAAACAGAGTTTGTGATTTCATTTAATTTAGCTAACTTTTCAATGACTTTGGTTTTATTTATATTCTTATTGTTTTTGGCAACAATTACAGAATCTATTGCTCTTGTAATTAATTTTTCTGGTTCATTTTTATGCGCCTGGTTATCTATTTTTGACTTCCCTTCATTAAGGTTATCGTCAAGTAACGTAAGTGTATTCTCTCTAAATATATTATCTCTATCATTCAGAGTATCTGTTAAATTAGGAGATTTAAGGTCTATGGCTTTCTCATTTTGATAAAAAGGAGTTATATTTTTAAAGTGAGCATCTCTAAATGATTCCCATATTTCTTTATCTCCAAATAAATGTTTATCCTTTAAACCATCACCAATATTTCTAAAATTCTTACCTTCATATTTAGATCTTATGTAATCAAATGCTATTAATTTTAAATCATCGACATCGGAATTTTTGTATCCATCAAAACCTTTTGTACTTTTACTTCCACAAAATGTGCTCCTCCATTTTGTTATTGATATAAATAGGTCTTCACGATTATCTAATTGTGTGTATATATTATTATAGTCTAAATATTCCAAGTATTCATCCATAATTTTCATAACATCCAAATAGTGTTCAATCGTAGAAACAGATTCTCCCATCCAGTTAGCAATTAATTTAACATCTATATTATTTTGATTTAAATTTTTTGTTTTAAGGTACTTTTCAATAGGGTTATAATCTAACTTTTCATCTTCTCCCATTTGATAAGTTGTTTCTAGTTTTTCTATTTCTGTTGGATTTTCATCTAAAGTTACAGGAAGAATTATGGTTTTAAAATAATCAAATTTATCAGTTTTATTAAGTAACATTGCCCTTCTATTACCATCAATAACTATTCCGTCTTTGGTAATAATACCAACTTTCTTTTGGCCGTATTTTTCTAAATCTTCTTTAGTCCTCTTATTTCTATCAACCTTAGAATCCCACAATAGCTTCTCTATTATTTTTTTTCCTTCTGGGGTTTCTGGATTAATTTTAGTATTTTGTGACTCTAATGACTTTGTTCTACTTAAAATTCTTCCATTATATTTGTTATAGATAATGTATTTTAAAGGAACTTTATATACTGGCATTGATTCTAACTCATCTTGCCAAACAATTTCCTGACTACCTAGGGGGTCTTGCTCTAATATTTTAGATATTGCCTTAATTCTATTTTCTTTTTCCATTAATATAAATATAGCAGAAAAACTCCCTCAATAAAATAAGGACTCGTGGAAGAGATAACTAGACATTTTAAATAAACAACCCTTCTCGAGCGCTCACACTAGCGCTCTAATTGGTGACCCCACGGAGAATCGAACTCCGATTTGCAGAATGAAAATCTGCTGTCCTAGCCGTTAGACGATGGGGCCGTTACGACACTTGCAAATCACAAGTGAAAAAATAGTAGCATATTTCA